TACCAAAAACAGCTTCAGGCGGGAGATCATCAACGGCTGGGAGGGATGCTGCGCCTACTGCGGCAGTCAGCCCGAGAAGATCACGCTTGATCACGTCATCCCCAAGGTCAAGGGAGGCATGACGGTCCCCTCTAATCTTGTGCCTGCCTGTGCTGGCTGCAACGTCAGCAAGAACCACTGCGACGTTTGGCAGTGGTATCAGGCTCAGCCGTTCCACACCGCCGCCAGGGAGCAGCAGATCAGGAGCTGGATTGATCAGAGCTGATCAGTTCGCCTTCATGCTGCCGCCCTTGACTGGCTTGCCCTTTTTGGCCATCGCGGGCTTCTGGCCCTTGGCAGTGCCCTTTGCTGGCTTGCCCATCGCCATGCCCTTGCCTGCTTTGTCGTTGTACACGGGGAACCCGATCACTACCGGAGCTTTCCCGGAAACCTGAGCCAGATCGTGCGGCGCCATGGCCATTCCCAGCCTCAACAACCTGTGGCGGATCACCCCAAAGGATGACCGTGAGCTGATTCGTGGCTATGCGGGCTGGCCCCTTTCGGTAACCAACCTTACCGAGCTGACCTCAATCCTCAACCGAGTAGCGATCACCTCCGCCCCTGCTGTTCGGCAGGTACAGCAATGGATCGACGAGATCGAGACCCTGGAGAGCGACTACGCCGATCAGGTGGAAAGCGGGACGGCGCACCTCAACAATGCGGCGAGCTACGAAGGCCCAACCCCTGGCAAGACCCTCAGCCGCGACGACCTGAAGAAGAAGGCCGATGTCCTGGAGTGGGACACCAGCCTGCTGCGGGTCAAGTACGAATCGGGCGGCGCTGGTGGGACGGCCGGCGCCGTGCTCGGCGGTCGTTTGGTCACCTTAAAAGGGCGGATCTTCCAGACCTTGGGGATCGAGCCGGTCAGCGGCGCCGGAAGCGGCATGGCAACCCTGGTGCGTAGCTGATGGCCACCGACTTCGCCCCCTACGCCAACCTGCGGATGCTGTGGCAGCCGCCAGGGACAATCACCAACTTCCGTGCTGGGGTGCCTGCTGCTGGCCCTGCGGTGGTGGTCGAGGCTTTTGCAAAGGCCAAAGGCCGCAGCGAGCAGGATCTGCCAGGGGTTAAGGCTGGTGACCTGATCCTGGAGGGCTATCTGACCCGCTGGGCGCTGCTGGGTAACGCAAGCTGGCTGGTGGCTGGTGCCTCGCTGAACTGGAACGACACGGGCTACAGGCCCCCTGGGATGCTGCCAGGCGCTACCGGGCAGGCGGTGCTCACCAACCTCACCGTGCTTCCTACGTTGGCCGATGGTGCCGAACAGGGGAAACTGAGGATGCTGGAGCTAAGCCAGCCGTTTGGAGTCGGCGGGATCGGGATTGAGCTACGCGAGGCTCTCGGGGACACGTTTAGGGCTGCCCTGTCCACCGCGATCTGAACCGACTAAGGAACAAACTAAGGAACAAACTAAGGAAGAACCATGAGCATCCGAGTTGAAACACAAGTAAGCGGTCCCGGTCCTGGGGAGTTGAGCGGGATGCTGCAGAAAATCAGCCGCGAGACCCTTGCTGAGTTGTTCGGTCGTTATCAGGCATCGTTTAACCCCTCAGCATGGAATTGGCCACGGGAGACGCAGCGCCGGGTGGGCACGGTCGGTAGCCCGCGCAACATTGTGGACACCGGCACCCTGCGCCAAAGCGGCACCTACACCTTCAGCGACTCCTACAGCATGGAGGCCCGCTGGAGCGCCAATTACGCCACCGCCGTGCATGAGGGCGCCCGCCTCCGCAATGGCACCATCCTCCCGGCCAGGCCCTGGACTGATGCGGTCAGGGGCACGGTGCAGGTATCAGGCATCACGCCGTTCCCTCTCGGTGATCGGCTGCGCACGAGGATTCAGAGGGCAATCACGGATCTCTAAGCCGGAAAGCTAAGCCGTTCGGTCAGGCTGACCCGTGCCCCTTCCCTTTGTTACCGCTCCAGAGATCCGAGTTGAGCAGGTGGGGGATGAAACCACCGGCATCCTGCAGTTCCCTGTCTTCAATGCCCTGCTGGCTGGGGAGCGGATGCTGCTTGATGAGATCGACTATCAAAGCACGGTAAACGAGCAGACCCACCGTCTGGCCAGCATCATCCGCGAGATGGACGATCTACCCGAGGCCGATGCCAACCTAGTGGCCGCTCGCCTCATGGCTAAGCACATCGGCATCCCGGTGGTGCTGGAGGCATTAGAGGACACCATTCGGCAAAGGGAGCATCGGTTGATCCGTGAAATCGACAATCGCCTGTCCCTACAGAACGAGGCCCAGGTGACCCGCCTTGTTACCGCCGCGATTGTCTACCGCCTCGGCAAGGTGGACCCCGATTGCGCAGCGTGGACCGATGACGACACCCGCAGCTTGACCGAGCCCCTCCGTAACGCCATCTACGCCTTCATGCTCAAAGAGCAGCGTGGTGGGGCGGCACCGGCTGATCCTGCGGCAGCGTTGCAGCTAATGGCTGACAGCCTGGGAAAGCCCAGCCTGCTCCCACCGACTGGGGAGCCATCTTCTGGCGCTTGCAAGATTTCTGGCCCCACAACCCAGACTTCAACCGAGAGCAATTCGCCTGGTGCCCCGAAACCGTCATCTGCTCGGCGCTTGAAGAAGGAGCCAAGCTCCTGAGGGAGCGACTGCACGCAGCAGAACGCCCGATCGCCAACCTCCACGCCTGGTACGCGACCGCTCATCGGGACTCCGATCAACGCCGCGAACCGTTCTCGATGGAGGAGTTCTGTTGGTTCCTGCCGCCTAAAGATCGGGAGATGGGCCAGGCGCCCCCTTCTGCAGCCGGTGCAGCGATGCTGGCCCTATGCGAGCAACACCAGGTGCCAGGGTTTGCGATGGCCTTCTACGACGCCCTGGCCACTGCCGGGGAGGGAACGCCACCACCTTCACTGCTAGCCCTACTGGCAGAGGACGCCCTACTGCTCGCCCCGGTTGAACATCAAGACAGCTGGCGGGGGCTACTGCTAGCAGAGGACAGTGCAGGAGGACAAGAGCGAATCTTTAGGTTGGCGGATGATCCGCAGAGGTTGGTGACCCTGTTGGTGCCGATCGCTCCCGATGCCGCAATGCCAGCATGGGCGGCGGCAGATTCATGGCTGCCCATCGTTCGATCTCCCGGTAGCACACCTCCACTGCCTCCGCTGCTGCCTGAATCGTTGTGAAGTAGCCCAGCGACCAGCGCCTCCCAGCCCACCACACGCGGGCTTGGTACGGGCGCCGGTTGGCGTGGGGGCAATGAGAAACGCCGCGAGGGTAAGAAGCCATGCCACAGCTTTCCCGCCTAAGCCGCTGAGAAGGCTTAAGCCGTGGGGAAACCTGCGAGGTAACGCACCGGCAGTGCCGGAACCACCATGCCTCAAACTTGGGAACAGGCTTACGGATTTAGGTTTTTCTTTGTGCCGATGAAGGCGGCTTCAGTAGACCTGAGCACGGTGACCGGCGGCGGCCTCGGCACCGGCAAATTCATCAACAACACCACCACGCAAAGTTCTTCCGCCACGGTGATCACCGCCGGAACCGGTGACACCTTTGCGCTCGGGGTCGGCACCAAGGCGATCACCAATGCTGCCCTGGCCTCCAACGTGGCTACCTTGACCTTCGCGGCTGCGCACGGCATTGAAGTAGGCAAGCGGATTGCCGTCAAGGATCTGCCTGCTCCCTTTACCAGCCTGAACGGTTCGTTTGTGGTGGCTTCGGTGACCACTTCCAGCCCGTTCACCCTGACTTACGCCCTGACCGGCACCAACGTCACTTCCGCTGCCGTGACTGCTGGTGTGGTGGCTCCCTCGCTGCTGCTCGATGGCACCGATGCTCCGTTCCGCCTGTTGGGACTGACCAACATCCAGCCGAACAACAGCACCAACAAGGAAAGCGTCATCATTTACGATGACGAATCAGGTAGCTATGACACCCCGATTCCCCTTTCGCGCACCAAGGACTGGAGCCTGGAAGGTGCCATGAACTACGCCGACCCTGCTTGGCGGGCGATGCGCTTCTGCGAGGAGTACAACGTCAGCGAGAAGCTGATGGTGAAGTACGCCGTCATCGGCCCCAATAACGGCAAGCAGGTGGAGTACGGCTACGGGTTTTTTGAGAACTACCAGCCCCAGCAGACGGCTGGCACCGTGATCAAGTTCCAGGTGTCCATGGCCGGTTACGGCAAGGTGGGCCTCGATCTGCTCTGATCATGGCGATCACTGTTCGGGGGGAGACGTTTGAGGGCTACAACAAGCCCAAGCGAACCCCCCAGCACGCCACCAAGAGCCATGCGGTGTTGGCCAAGGAGGGCGAAAAGGTGCGGCTGATCCGCTTCGGGCAGCAGGGGGTGACCGGTGCCGGGAAACACCCGCGCACCGAAGACCAGAAGGCTCGGCGTGCGAGCTTCAAGGCCCGCCATGCCGAGAACATCGCCAAGGGCCCGATGAGCGCCGCCTACTGGGCCAACAAGGTGAAGTGGTAGATCAGCAAACAACGGAAATCCCGGTGTTTGATCCTTGGCCCCGGTTCTGCCGGGGCTTTTTCATGCCTGCCGTACTTGATGGGTACTTGACGGGTACTTGATGACCCTATGTCTCAGCACTAAACGGCTGACTGACCCGCTCCATGCGCTTGGCCCAGGTGTCGCCACCTTCGCGGCCCTTGCACGGGTTGATGCAGGCGGGGTCGTTGACCATGTTGCAGACCAGGCCCGCTAGATCAAGTTCTGAGGCTTTCTTGCCGGTGCCTGACCAGTAGAGCTGCCCGTCAAGCCACCGGGCGCCGCAGCGGGGGCAGGTGCGGGCTTCCATGGCAGCATCAGCGGTGGTTGCGGCAGGTTTCCGGTGCAGACGGGAAAGCTCAGACATGGCGCTACCTAGGACCGCACAGGAGCTGTACGACCTGCTGATGGGCGATGCGGTGGTGGCAGCGGCGTTAGGCAGCTACACTCCTCGCGGCCAGAGCCCAATCCCTGCCATTGCAGTGGTGCGGCGCAATGAATCCCTGCCCGAGGGGCTGGCGGTGACCGGCCTGGAGGTGGTGATCCTCAACAACCCCGAATACACCACCGAGGCGATGCTGACCGGGGAGCAGTCGCTGAACCCACAGTTCAGGTTGTATATCAGCGAGTGGTCACCGGCAAGCGACCTGCTGGCCCTCCAGGCGCTGACCCAGCGGATCATTGCCCTGTTGCCTGGGTGCCGTGCGATGCCGATCAGCGGTGATCAGCGCGGGCAAGGGGACCCGAACGGGCAGGGGATTGGGCTGCTCGATCAGTACGCCATCGCCTGGACCAACCCAGATCAGTACGTCGTGACACCAGGAAGCTGAAATGTCAAACGAATGGGTGATCAAGGTTACGGCCGATGTCAAAGGCGTGCTCGATGCCTCGCGGCAGATCGGGCAGGCGGGCAAGGCGGCGGGGCAGGAGTTCCAGTCAGGCTTTGCCGCTAATGACAAGCTGCTGGAGCGGCTGCGGAATCAGCTTAAGGAGCTGAGCCAGGGCACCAGTAGCAACGCTACCACCTTAGGAAGCCTGAAGGCCAAGCTCGGCGAGCTAGGCCAGACCCTGGATAAGGCTGCTATCGGCTCAAAGGAGTTCGTGGCGACTCAGAAGGAGATCGCCAAAACACAGCAGGAGATCAACGCAGCCCTTAAGGGATTCGGAGCTGGTGAGAAGACCATCAGCGGGCTTCGCAGTAAGATGGCTCTGTTGAATGAAACACTAGATCAGACGGTAATCGGGTCTGAAAAGTTTATTTCAACCCAGAAAGAGATAGCACAAACGCAGGATAAGCTGAACACAGCGTTAAAAGGGTTTAGCAGTAATGAAAACAGCGTCCAAGGATTAACCAGTAAACTGAGTGAGTTAAATGCTGTATTACAAAAAGCCGAGATTGGCTCAAAGGAGTTTGTAGCTGCACAAAAAGAGATCACCCAGACACAAGAAAAGCTTAACGCAGCCCTGAAAGGATTTCAGGGTAATGAAAATAGTATCCAGGGACTAAACAATAAACTCACGGAGCTGAATGCCGTACTGCAGAAAGCCGAGATAGGCTCAAAAGAGTTTGTGGCTGCTCAAAAAGAAATAGCGCAGACACAGGAAAAACTTAACGCGGCTTTGAAAGGATTCCAGGGTAGCGAGAAAAGCATTGAAGGATTAAACGCTAAACTGGCAGAATACAACCAAGTTTTACAGAAGGCTGAGATTGGCTCAAAGCAGTTTGTGACTGCTCAGAAAGGAATAGCTAAAACACAGCAAGAGATTAACACAGCACTAAAAGGGTTTGACGGCAACGAGAAGTCAATTCGGGGATACAGAGATCGACTGTCAGAGCTGAACCTGACGCTGGAGAAATCCGTAATCGGCTCAAGAGAGTTTAAGCGGGCGCAACAAGAAATTGCAGTAGCTCAAAAGCAAGTTGATAACGCATTAGGTCAAACCAGCCTGGCGGCTAAGGCTCTTAGCGCGGTGCTGACGGGACTGGGTGCCATAGGGGTTGGGGCTGCAGTAGTCGGGTTCTTAAAGGACTCAGTTACCAAAGCTGTAGAGCTGGAGACGATCGGCCGAAAGCTCTCTAACACCCTTGGCCCGCAAGGTGCAGCCGGGGCCCTTGGGTTTGCCCGTCAAACGGCCGACTCACTAGGCCTGTCGTTTAAGGACCTGGCCAACAACTTTGGCAGCTTCACAGCAGCGGCAACGGCTGCCGGGGTGCCCCTCCAACAGCAAAAGGATCTATTCGGAGCAGTGGCCAAGGCTGGGCAGGCGCTGGGCCTCTCCAATGAAGAGATCAGCGGCAGCCTTCTGGCCCTCCAGCAGGTGGCCTCAAAGGGCACCGTGTCGATGGAGGAGCTGCGAGGGCAGCTCGGAGAACGTTTGCCGATTGCCTTAGCCGCTACTGCCAAGGGGCTTGGGATTAGCCAACAGGAGCTGATCAAACTTGTCGAGTCGGGTCGGCTTACCTCTACCGAGTTCTTCCCGGCCATAACCAAGGGCTTAAACGAACTCACGGCAAGCGCGGGCGGGGTGCCCACGGCAGCGCAGAACTTTGCCAAGCTGCAAAACGCTTTTGATGATCTTCAGGCCAGCTTTGGAACCAGCCTGCTGCCTACGGTTACCCAGCAAGTGTCGGATCTAGCCGGTGCCCTAGAAGGGTTGAAGGTTGATACATCGGCAAGGGACTTGCGTCAGTCGTTTGGCTTAACGGCAGATGAAGCAACGCAGCTAGTTGGTGTCCTTAAAAACATCAGCAAAGAGTTTGGCGTAAGCGATCAACAGGCAAAGAACCTGCTAAGCAGAGCTATTGCCAATACAGGCGCTAGCCGTGATTGGTTTGGTGAATTAAACCTAGGCGGCGAACAGTTTACACAAATACAAACTGAGATCCGAACACTAGCGAAAGACTTTGTATCAACGCAGCGGGACATCCTTGGTGAAACCAATGCCGTCAGTGCAGCCGAGAGTGCCCGACTGACGAAGGCAAAAGAGCAAAACGCGGAAAAAGCCAAGGAGCTGGTAACACAGGCGCAGCTAGCAGAAGCGGTAGGAAAAACACTGCAAGCGGAGGCCAGTGGGCGTGTTTCCGTTCAGCAGGCTAGCGTTAATCTTGGCCAAGCTCTAATCAACCTAGAAGATTCACGCTTTAACATTATCCGCAATCGCAACAGCTTTGAGCTGAAAGACGCCCAGGACCGAAAGGCAAGCGAAGCGGAGCTAGATGCAATCAAGCGCAAAGGTGAAGCAATCGAGCAAGCGGCGCTGAACTTTAAGTTTACGGCACTAACCCAACAGCAAACCCTGCAGAGGGACTTGGTATCCTTACAGCAACAACAGGCCACACTAGAAGCCAATCTGGCATCAAGCACAGCAAGGATAGAAGTAAAGAAAGCGGAGCTAAAGCTAGAGCAAGCCTCTATTACGGGTAATGCCGAGGCTAGAAAAGAGGCAGAGCTTGGGCTGCAAATTGCTCAACTGGGCTTAAACGCTGCTGATACCAAGCTACAGATTCTGGCTAAGACTCAGCCTATTGAGGATCGGATCGCCAACGCCAACAATCAAACAGCCCGCAATGCAATCATCGCCGAAGCCGCTAGCAAGGGGCTGGCTCTGGCAGCAGATGGCACTTTCCAGAAGGTGAAGGGCACCGCCGACCAGTTCAAGAGCGTCGGCGACTCCCTGAAGGTGCCCCTTGCTCAGCAGGGTGCTTTCGCCCAGTTGGCTAAGGATGTGGGCCTACGGGTGCGTGATACCGGCAGGGGCTACTACGAGATTGGGCAGGCCCTGGGCAAAGGGGTAGGGCCCGCTTCAAATGACATTAAGAACTTTATGGGCGTGGCTGCTAAAGCTACGCAAGGGGCCAAGACGCAGGCATCAGGACTGGCCAGCAATATGGACAGGGCTGCAGATTCCGCCGATAGTTTCTACCGCTCCCTGGCGGCGGCTTCCGGCCTCCCCCCTTCCCGCTTTATCGGTGGCCCGGTCGATGCTGGTCAGACCTACCGGGTGAACGACGGTCCTAGTGGCCTCTCCCTTGGCCAGGAGGCGTTCTTGTCCGCTTCCGGTGCCTTGTCGTTGATCAACAAGCCAATGAACACCCTCTGGACGGCCCCCTCCCGTGGCACGGTGATCCCTGCTGCAGTGACCAGCCGCCTGAAGGAATCCGGAGTTCTAGGCGGTGGTGCTGGTAAGTCCTACAGAGTGAGCAACGGCCCGAGCGGTATGCCTTTCGGGTATGAGGCGTTCCTTTCGGCATTGCGTGCCCTTTCGCTGATCAACAAGCCGCCGAGCAGTTTGCGGGAAGCACCTTCCCATGGCACGGTGGTTCCGGCCAATGTAACCACCCGCCCGAAAGAACCCAGTCCCATCAGCGGTGGCGTCGATCAGGCCTCTAAATTCATGCCCTCTGCTGATGGACCCCACCCTGCCCGCTTCACGGGTGGCCCTGTCAACGCTCGCCAGATCGTGCGCATAAACGACGGCCCCAGCGGTTTATCGCTGGGGCAAGAGGCGTTCCTTTCAGCCTTCGGTGACCTTTCGTTAATCAACAGACCGCCAAACAGCCTGTGGCAGGCGCCTTCCCGTGGCACGGTGATTCCCGCTGATGTGACCGCCCGCCTCAAAGAGTCCGGGGTTGTAGGTGGTGGCGCTAGCAAGACCAACCGAGTGAACGACGGCCCAAGCGGCATGTCGCTCGATCAAGAAGCATTCGTGTCATCCTCCGGCCTCCTGTCGCTGATCAACAGGCTGTGGCAGGCTCCATCCCGAGGCAATGTGACTCCTGCCGGTGCCACCAGCCGTGCGAAAAAGCCCGAGGAAAAAGGCGATGGTGCGAACCGGCCCTACCGATCCCCGGCGCCTGCTGCTGGACTCGCCCCTGCTCGATTCGCGGGAGGTCCTGTCAATGCTGGCCAGACCTACCGGATCAACGATGGCCCGAGCGGCGCAAGCGTCGATCACGAGGCTTTCCTGTCAGCTTCTCGCGCCTTGTCGCTGATCAACAGACCCATCAGCAGCCCATGGATACCCCCCTCGCGTGGCACGGCAATCCCGGCCAACATCACCAGCAGCCCTAAAGATTCCAAGGCCCAGCAGGGCGGCGGTGCTGGGGTGCTGCGTGGTGGCTCTGACCCGGCGATGGCGCATCTGGCCCTTGCTGTTGGAAACCTGAGCCAGGAAGTGGCTGAGCTGAGGCAGAAAGCGTGGAACGTGTCGGTCGGGGTGCGCGGCGATGGGAGCGGCCTGAAGCTGGCGCAGACGATGGCGCGGATGCGTTGAGAGTGACCTGATGGCCCTGCAGCTCAGCTACGGAGCCTCAACCCTGACGCTGCGCTACCTGCAGGCGCAGCCGATCGGGTATGCCGAGACTGAGACGGAGCAGGGGCTGACGGCAAGGCGGTTCAGCGTGGCGGGGCTGTGTACTCCGGCGCAGTGGGTAACCTGCTGCAGCCTGTTTGATGCGTGGCAAGCCGCCAAGATCCAAGAGTCGCCAACCCTGACCAGCCGTGCTGTGGGAGCCACCGTAACCCTGACCTGCGCTGCCCACGGGCGAAGTGTCACCAGCCTGGCGTGCTGGTTCACCGGGGCGCCGGTTGGCGAGACGGTGCAAGGCGGGGCATGGGTAAAGGCGTCCTTCACCCTGATCGACGCCGCCCAGCAGCTAGCGGTGCTGCTACGCCAAACCGAGAAGGGCCGACTAGGTGGTGACGCCTTCCTTCCTGCCTACGGGTCGATCACGCTGGGCACCACCACGCTTGCCCTGCTGGATCAGCCCGAGGGCTTTGAAGATGGCCCGACCCTGGAGCCCACCAGTACCGGGGGATTCGTAGCACGGGGGCCCCTGGTGGCTTCTGAGGTGCGAACCGTTCGTGGAGTCACCAATTCCGCTGGCTGGACCTCGGTGAAGGCCTGGTTTGCATCCACCATTGCAGCCCGCCCTGGTGCTACCGAGTTCTGGCCGGTGGGTGAGCTTGGTTTAGAGCGTGATCAGATCGTGAGCGGCGGGGCAGTTGTTGAGCGGTACATCGTGACCGTAAAACTCAAGCGGAGGGCAAGCTGATGCCAGCGGCACCGGTTGACGTTCGCGCCCAGGTATTCAGCAACCTGGGAACCGTGATCAGCGGTCAGCTCTCCGATGATCCGGTCGCGCCGGGAGTTGGCCTGCTGCGAACGCAGGGAGAGGTAGTGATCAGCGGCCTAATCCAGCCTGTTAAGGGCACCGAGCTGAAACTAGGAGTGCGTTCACCCGGCGGAAGGCTCACGCGGTTTCCCAGGCGCCTGCGGGTAATCAAGGCTGATAGCGACCCGATTGCCAATGAAACCACCCTCACGGTCGGATGCCTGCTGGCCTTGAAGTGGGATTACGTGGTGCCTGAGATTTACTACGCGATTGACTACCCGACCTGGACACCGGTTGATACGGCAGCAGGATCAACCCCGAACATCTGCTTTTTGGGCAGCGTGTTAGCCGTTTGCTTAGATCGCTGCTCGATCACACAGGCCACCAATAACCCGGTAGTGCCATGGGCTAAGGCGATCGCTAGCATCGACCTATCGGATGGCTACCTGGAGATCGCTAGCAAGATCATTGCCGAATCTGCGATGTACGGCTTTATCGACGCGAGCGAGAAGCTACGGCTACGCCGGGTGCTTGTCCCTGCCAGTAAGGGGCCGTTCCTGACGATCAACGACACCATCACCATTGAGGCGATCGGCAACCCCTCGCCGCCTGAGCAGATCACGATTAGCTACGGGCAATCGGTCTGGCCCACAGTGGAAACCTCTCCCAACTACAAACCCAAGGCGCCGGGTGATGAGGCGTACACCTGGAACACGGGGACCAACTGATGCAGAACTGGACCCTACAGAAAACGATCAGCCCCGCTGAGACTTTTTTAGTTGATTACAAAATCAAGGTGGGTGACACTACGCAGACCCTAGTTGATGAGGTCAACTTTGCGCCAACATCAGAGGTACTGACTGAATATACAACGCTGGTTTATGTCGATAAAGACGGCAAGAAGCAAAGTCAAGACGTTGTAGCAAATACCATTTCAACGACGACAACCTGCGTTGCAGCCGCTAACCCGACCCGCTGGAAATCAAAACTAGAAGCAGGCAGCCCAGCCTTTCCTGGCGCGGTACTTGTCAAGCGGATCGAAACGTTTAACAAATACATCATCACAGAAGACGGGCCTGTAGAGCGGGAGATCACAACTTATGAGTATGAGCCAACCATCGCCTTTGCCGGTGGTTTGGCAATCGAGAACTACAAAAACATTGACCTTGGTGTTGGCAACATCTTGTTGCGTAAAACGATTGTCGAAAAAGAAGAAAACAAGGCAGCCGATCTGACATTGCAGATCACAACCACCTACCAGGCCTGGGGGGCTACATCAAGTGGCAAGACGGTTGCTTCTGTGATCATGGCTGGCATTAAGAGGGCTGCCGATGCTGATCGGATCAGCGGCACCTACGCCCTTGTCAATCGGATGAGCGCCCTGGTCTGCAGTGGGGTGGAGAAGAGTATCAACATTGGCCGAGGCCTTGCCCCCTCTCAGCCCACGGCATTGGATCAGCAGAACGACAACCTAAGAAACGTCCAAGATTCCCTTAACAGCAACGGTGGCTGGAGCCTGAACAACCCCAAGGGCGACCCATACAAAAGCCAGCTTGTTGATCTGTCGTTCGGCTCTGACGCAATCAGCAACACAGATAAATATGACATGGAGTTTGCCCCAGATAGCTATCTGCGCCCCGCTAACGATGCTGGTGATAACGGCACTGGCCTCAGCTACGTCTACCTCTCCAGTGCTGCTGCTGCCTACGAATACGGCAGGGCGATCCACTACATTCTGTCAGGGATGGCTAATGGCAAGAGCATCACCACCGAGCTACGCAACCTCCCGAGTGAGCCGATGGGCACCCTCTACTTAGAGGCGGCGGGCACCGTGGGGCGGTTCCGCGCTAATGGCACCACTTTCGCGTTTGACTCTCAGGGGCTGGTCGTTGGCTGTGACGCGATGCTCGATGGAGGGGCTGGCCTGGTGGCGAATGCCACGGGTGCTGACTGGTTCCCAATGATGGTGCCAGCCACCAACCTGCCCACGGTGACCCCTGCGGCAAACAACAGCCCAGGCCTTGCAAACACGATCAACGCCCCGAGCGGCTTTGATCCGATGGCGCCGGGAAACATCTGGGCCAGCTTCGGAACTGCTGGCGTCGAGGGGGACATTTATGCGGTCGAGCTGACTAGAAGCAGCACGGTGGGGGCGGTGGCGGAGAGCGTGCGGCGTGAAAGCGTCAGCCGCTCACTGAGCTGGCTGCTGGAGGCCCCGTACAACGTGCTGCCGGTGATGGAGACGCTGATCAGCGTAGCTATAGCGTATGGAACGTTCTTCCAGGGGAATTACCTGTTTGCGGGGGCTGGTGCAGGAGTGATTGCCAACCTCAGGCCTGCAACAACACCGCCTGTGCTGTTTGCTGGCGCCGGGGCGGGAGCAATCGCAAGCCTTATGACATCAGCTATTACCTCTGAATTGCTGGCGGGATCGGGTGCTGGAGCAATCGCAAGCCTTTTGACATCAGCTACTACTTCTAGCTTGCTGGCGGGATCGGGTGCTGGGGCGATTACAACACTGACAACAGCAAGCGCACCTCCTGCAACAGGCGTACAAACAAGCGGTACGCAGGCTCCACTGCTTGGGGCTAGTTCGGCGACTACTTTTACGGACTGGAGTAGGATTGTTAATGAAAATAGGTCCCAGACTTTCGTTTTATTTGACGGCTGGCCGTTTAGCTTTTACATGGCTGGCACCGCCTACAGAGATTGCTTTGTGGGAACAAGCGGTTACGCTACTTTTGGTACCGGGTCACAAGCGTTTACATCCCTGGGTGAAAGCAACCCAGCGTTTCCAAAAGTTATGTTTGGAAGTGGCAACATTTCTTACTCAAGGATTTATACAAAAGTTTCAAATGTCAGTGCTACTTTTAGGTGGGAGGGACATTCAGCTAACTTTGGGACGCCAGGTTTCTCAAACAGAATTGTTGAAGTAACATTTTGGAAGCCGGGAAGCAGCAAACAGCTTATCGAAGTCAGAACAGGCAGCTTTGCAAGCCCCAGCTCAGCGCAGCCATTTTTGATTGCTTCAAAAAACATTACCTACGCCTCTGCAACCACATTAAACGCGAACCAAAGCTGGGTATTTGAAGGCAACCTCGCCGGAACAAGCTGGACGCTCTACAGCAACAGTTACGTGACCGTCTAGGAAACCTGAGTCAGTAGATCATCCGTTCCTATGCCAGCCGCCATGATTATGACCCCGTTTGAAACGGGGCGTTTGTTTGCCAGTGATTACGCAGGCAAGCGAGCGCGGTTGTGCCTAGCGAACACCGCATCAGGCTTGCCAGGCATCAACTCAACGACCGCGCAGTGGGATGGCGTCGAGCTGAGCGGTAACGGCTATGTTCGCTTTGAGTGGACCATCCCTACTGGCAGCTACAACAGCACGACCGAGCGGTTTGAGGCAAACAATCAGCTAGCCACCTTTGCTGCAAGCGCCGGAGGTGCTGGCCTGAGCTGGAACGCTGTGTATTTGGTGATCGGCACGCTCAGCGGCAGCGTTACCACCTACAACACTGGCGTTTCCTTTATCCTTAACGAAAGTTCAACGATCACTTTAGCGGCTAATGACATTCGCGGCTACTACGTCCAGCTCTTTAGCGATGGCTTCCTAGTCACCGCCTGATCGGGAAAGCTCCCGTAAGCGGTTGCACCTATGGACGTTCTGATCTCACCGGATGCGCTGGGCAAGCAAGCGCAGCTCACCTACGAGGGCAAGAGTTACAAGATGCTTCTGGCCTACCGCAATGGCACGGTGCTGACTCAGGCCAGCCTGATGAGTGCCTGGAACGCCGTAAAGCTCTCGGCAGGCAACGGCTACGCCGAGGCAACCGGCACCATTGGCACCGGGAGCTTCAACAGCGGCAATGCCCGCTATGAGCTGCCGCAGTTTCAACTAGCCCTCACCGCCTCGGGTAGCGGCTTCACCTACGACGCGATCGTGCTGCAGGTGGACAACAGAACCTACCCCGATCGAGTGGTGCTGCTGCCAACACCTGAGACCCTGCAGGCAGGGCAGAGCAAAACCTACGTGCTGCTGCTGGCCCAAGGATGAGCCTGATCGTTGACATCAATCCGGTGCCTTGGAAGATCCTAGACCTGGTAAGGGCTCGGATCCTTAAGAACCGGGCCACGAAGGCCAAGAAGGGAATGGACTGGTCCAAGGAAACGCTGAGGCGGGAAATGAGCCTGCAGTCGGCGCCGTTGATAAGTCGCAGGAAGGATGAGCCAAATTTCGTTTCTTCACAGGAGGCATATGTTGTAGTAGGATGGTTTGCAAATAACAATGTCACAAGCGATAATTATTCAAGCAGCGTAAGCTGTAGCATTGCTAGAAACGTTCCTATTCCTGGTGCTTCTGCTGGCAATAATTTTGATACTACGCGAACCTGCAACGGGGTAGATTTGTATAGCGGAACCTGCACAATAGAATACAGAATTGGATCTGGCAATGCCGAAAACTGGATCACTGACACGGTTTCGTTTAATTATGCAACATCTGCTCAGAAAGTAGAATACCGAGAATATCTAAATACTATAGCAACGGGCATTCCTAATGACTGGAGAGTAATTGATGGAACAATCAACGGAAGCGGGAATAGTAGTTTCTTGATTTACTGGTCAATGCTGCCTTCAGGCGAAGACTCTATGGTTTTGTTTGTGGCAATTGTGCAACGTTCAGCATCATATAGCACAGTCTTTTATTATCCAGCTACAGGTCAAACGAGTGGAACATACCTTGGGGAAAGATCGACCACGATTGTAAACCTTAAGACTTACAAGATTTCAAACGATAGCGTGACAAGATTGCAGGCTGCGATCCCAAAATTTATGCAAGATCGAATAAAGTATGATGATGAAGCCTTCGGCAACTCTCTTCTTGGTATTAGCGACGACGGGGAAGTTGATGATAGGTTTGTGTACCAATCATCTAATATTGGATTTAATAACCCATATCCTACCAATTCGTCTGGCACTTACATTTCCTCGTCAGCTTCTTTTCTGATGATTAAAAACTACACATGGGCTAATCAGCTTAATTTTTCAAAGGAAGAAGCATTGCAAGATTACAGGGCCGTTACAGGCTCTGATCAGATACCAGTACTGGGTTACCGGCGAGTCAGCAACGGCAGGCCAAATCCATTAGTTGAAGAAGGTGTGTTTGGAATCATCCCCGGTGCTACGGTTTATAGTCAACTGCTTCCGACTACGACTCTTAACGATGAGGTAGACCAGCGGCCAAGTGCTAATGCCGTTGCGCCAGGCGCAGACCATCTAATGCTTATCACTTACGATTATCACGGCGGGACCTACTGCAGCGATCAGCTAAGTCAGCTCGGCATCAACATATGACCACCCCCCAACCCCCCTCCATCGAAACCCTCCTGGAGACGGTCCAAACCCGCCAGCTCGCCAACCGCATGGCCGCTGCCGAACGCGAGCAGGAGCGCCGCCAGCGACCTAAGCCACGCGGCAACCGCTAAGCCGGAAAGCTCCGAGGTAGTTCGCGGGCGTGATGCCCCGACCAAATGTCCAAGCGATGGTTTGAACAGCTCCAGAGCCCTGAGCCTGGCAGCGAAGGTGGTGCTGGTGTTGGCAGTGCTGCAGGTGCAGGGCTGGGGGTCACTGATCCCGCACCCGGCAACAGCGAAGGCGAAGGCGAGGGCGATGACCTCTCCCGCGTCAAACATGCCCTGCAGCGTGAGCGGGAGGCCAACCGCGAGAAGGAGCGCCGCATGGGTGCCCTAGAGGCGCAACTGCGGGAGCTGAGCACAACCAACCCCGAAGCGGTGCGGGCGGCTGAGGCTAAGGCCCTAGAGGAGCAGACCCGGCGAGAACTGATCGAGCAGCAGGCACGCCTGGAGCGCGAGCAGATCGAGTCCAAATACTCCGCCCAGCTTCAGCAGGCAACCACTGAGCTGGTCGCCGAGCGCGAGGCCCGTCAACGGGAGCTGGTGCGGCAGCAAGCGGAGAAGGCTTTCATCGGCGCTAAGGGCAGCATGGAGGCCAGCACCATTGACGGTTCAACGCCCTTTGATGCGGTCTGGTTCCGGTTTGGCGCCAACTTCCGCATTGAAGACGGCGCTCTGGTTGTCGTGGATGCCAAGGGCAATCCTGAAATTGACTCCGAAACCGGCAAGCGGTACGAGCCGACCAAGTGGCTGAAGCGGCTGCAGACCGATCCGGTTTGGGGTCGCCATTTTGAGCCATCCATGGGCAGCGGTGGTGGTGCCCGCAACGGTCGGGATGGCCGTGCCTTTGCCGGGAAGGACCTGATGTCCCAACCGCTCAACTCCTTGTTCTCTGATGCCTTCGGAGGCGCGGCTTAGGGGCTCGGGAAAGTTCGGGCAGCAGGAACCGGCGGCGGCGTGATGCCTAAGCCGGTTCCAAATCAATCAGCCAGGCGTGATGCCTCGCGGTGAATCAACTGGCGTGATGCCACCCCCGACCTTCATTTGATTTCCACTCATGGGACTCACCATTCTGGAGGCCGCCAAGACGGAGACTGATCCGCAACGGGTGGCCGTAATTCGTGAGCTTGCCGAAAGCGAGCTGATCAGCATCATGCCGTTCCGCAATGTGCAGGGCGGTCTGGACTACGCTGTGGAAGCCGAGCTTCCCGCCGTTGGCTTCCGTGGGTACAACGAGACCTACGACGAGTCCTATGGCGTCATCAATCCCCAGTATGAGCGCCTGAAGTTCTTCGGTGGCGACATCGACGTTGACATTCAGCGCATCAAGAACTACGGCCCTCAGGCCAAGGCCGAGCAGATCCAAATGAAGGTGCGCTCGCTGCGCCTGACATTTGAAGAGCAGGTGATCAACGGCGACGAGTCGGTTGATGTCCGCGCTTTCGATGGCCTGAAGACACGGATCAACGTCGGCAGCTCTCAGGCTGTCAACGTGAACGGCGCCCTGTCGCTGACAGCTCTCGATGAGCTGATTGATGCGGTGGATGGCGACAACAAGATCCTGCTGATGAACAAGAAGATGCGTCGGCGCCTTTCGGCTGCCAGCCGCAACACCTCCATCGGTGGCTTCATGTCCTACGA